GATAGGTATTGTCCACTACAAGGTTACGAGCTTTTTCGACGGCGACATGGGTATTGTAAAGATCACGGCCTGCACCTCGGCTGGACATCAGGTTGCCGGAACCAATCTCCACAGAAAACAACGCAAGCGATTCGCTCATCTTATTGTAGCGATCAACCTGCGTGCAGATTTCCTTCCCGCTCTTATCATCAAAAAGATAGCGGCTAATCTTGCCATGCGGCTCGCGCACTAGGATTTCGCCTAGCTCGACATACTTCGCATCATTCTCATAAGACGCGCCGTAACTTCCCTCACGAATCCAATCCTCGTACCGACGAGCATCGTCATCAGCATCAAGCGTGCGTCCGGCAGGGATGGCGTTGTTGATGGACTCGACGAGGTTATTGATATGCCATCCGGCAGCAGCAGACAGCGGCGGGTTTTCCAACACAGGAAGCAGTTCGGCAATCTGATAGCGGCGTTTACGCGCCCAGATGGGGGTCTGATCGGTAACTTGCGGCGTTTCGATGCTGAAAAAGGTGTAGTCTTGACGAAGGAATTCCGGCTTCCAATCGCGCAGATCATCCCAGCAGAGACCGCAATACCCGAAGGTAACATTCTCATGGACAATTTGGGCAACAAGATCATCAAAACCCTTCCATCCCCTGATAGCCTTGGTGATTTCCTCGCGGAATACCTTGGTCTTGTTCTCGGCATCAATCGACTCAATCGGATACTCGGCAAAGGTCAGGGTCGCCGCAGTCTCAATGACCTCCTTGAATGGAGGCTGAATGCGGCTCACCATCGTGGAAAGGAATCCAGTAGGACGATTGCTACGCCAGTTCTGACCCATGCTTTCCAGCTTCTTGTTGCTGTAGGGCGGCTCAAGGTTGAGTTTCTTCTGGATTAGCTGATTCTTGCGATTGCGCTCAACATTCTGCTGCTTTAGGCGGCGGTATGCGGCGTGTGCCTGCGTAGCGTCTTTGAATGTCCGGCGTACTTGGAGCGTATTGGGATCAACCGTATCCAGATTCCCATTGTCAGGGTCTACCACATCCAGATCCAGAATTCTTGGCTTGTCGTGAGCGTCAACTACACGCGCTGCCTTATTAGCAAATGCGTCTGTGATCTTGGGAGGTAGCGGTTTCAGGTTAGCCATATTATGTATTTAGCCAGCAATTTTCTGGTAGGTTGGTTGCTCTCTGTAGTTCGTCTTTATCAAAGAAAATAGCAGAGCGGTTGTCATGGCGTTGCAGGAGGCAACCGCCAAGCACTTCGCTGGAAGGAGTATTACGACCCTGACGAACGCTCGCAGAAATGCGATCAGTAGCCTGAATGCAAGATCCGCACCCTCCACGCCAATTGACATTCTGGACGCATCCTCGGCAAATCTTGGCGCGGCGTTCGGCCTCCTCGTCTGTGACCATAAGAAGCTGGCGATTGGCTTGCTGGAGGTTACGCGCCCACACCTGAATATCGTTCAGAAGCTCACTAGTCGCAGTAGGAGCATGGACAGAAGTAATAGTTACCATGTCCACGCCATGACAGAATGTCGGCCAGTTAGAACAAATGTAGCTATTGACATCTCCCTCCACATCTCCCTGCGGCAGATTGTTCTCGGCACGATAATTCTCCACCACCTTAAGTAGGTCGCGGTAATTGCTGCCGTTTAGCCGGACATCGCTTTGGTAATAATGCCAGCCGGACGGCGGGATCATACCTTCAATAGGAGTCGCCATTGAATCGTCGTATATTATTTGAAACCCCAAAGCAAGTATTAGTTATTTTTCTGGATTAGAAATGACCCAGCCACAATTAGGACATTCGACGGGTTTTTTGGTCTTTTCGTCGGCTTTTAGGTCATTATCTGGCAATTCTTCGGGAGATCCTATCAATTCTGCCAGTTCTTCGTTGCTGAATCCGATGACTGAAATGTCGTACTTCATGGAATTTAGCTCATCGATTTCATGCGCTAAAATATCATAGTCATAGGTAGACAGAAGAGCGTGCTGGTTGTCGGCGATTAGGTATGCCCTGCGCTGTGCGTCATCAAGATGCTCCAGCCGGATGCAGGGAACTTTCTTCATTCCTACACGCTTTGCGGCCTCAATACGCCCATGTCCGGCGATTACCTCGTTCTTCAGGGAGATCAGGACGGGATTAGTAAAGCCAAACTCCTTTAGGCTCTGTGCAAGTTTTACAATCTGCTCGTTGCTATGCTTGCGTGAGTTATTTTTATAGGGCAGCAAATCTTCAATAGCGATCTGCTCAATTTTTTCTGGCGTAGTGATTTCCATCCCGTGAATTGATTAGATTATGCGCTGAAAGTCAACTCATGGGTGATTATCCATGCGTTTTCTAATCAATCATCCGATGAGGGAATCGAACCCTCATTCATGACCAGCAGGCCATATCCTTCCAGTTAGACGAATCGGTGATTGAACAATCTCTAGAGGATCAAAAATATATTGTTGACTGGTTTTGCGATCAAGCCCATATTCGCGTTGTTCTGAATGGTGACGCATTTGAACGAAGATTTCTAACCCCCGCAGGATTCCCATCACTACTCCTGCTGAAAGACCCGCCCAGTGCGTCACCACTCGGCGGGTTTTTCTCTTTATGGGCATTACTCGCAAGGAACCACAAGCGAGCGTGTATTCGTACCACGGAGGCTTGGCAGAACTGGCTTTGGCGAACCAAAACGCCCTACCCAGCAGCGAGGAGGAAAATGTTCTGCCTTCATCTTGCGGTCACAATCTGTGACTTCAAAAGGAGGGCAGCGATTTTTCGCCAGCAAATCTTTTCTGGGGGGTAGGGGGGTTTGTTGGACTTTTTAGCTGTTGGTTTTCTTTAGCCTTCGTATGAAGCAGGCTTAATACAAACCAGCTTATGTAAAGCAAAACGCCATTTCCTTTACACAACTAGCCGGATATGTCGACAAAACGCCGTTTTCTATACACGTTTGCCAGATATGTCGATAAAACCGCATTTTGGCTCCATATTTGTCTTCTTAATGCACATTCTGTTACAAAAATGTGCGTTACTGCACCATATCGGGTATAATCTGGTGTCTTAACGGGTAAATTGTTCCCGATCGGGATTATTATTGAATGCGCGATTGAAATTCTTATTGAATGTGCGTGATCGGTAACATTCTTGAAAGAAAAATTTACAAAATTTCGTCAGGAGGTCAACATCATAAAATTCAAAATATCTCTTATTGTAAACGGAAAAACACTACACAATATCTGACAATGGAAAAAAAATTAAAAAAAGGACAGGTTAGGGAAGATGGAAAGATTTTTGCATTCTATCATAGCAATGGAACCGAATATTGGCTTTCACCTAAAAAATATCATCTTTATCAACAAAAGAAAAAAAAGTATGCATCTGAACAATACAAAAACCCAATTGTAAAAGCCAAAAAACTAGCATACGCAAAGACAGCAAAATTTACTGATTCTTATCTTAAAAGAAAATATGGAATCAGTATTGAATACTACAATAATTTACATAACTCCCAAAATGGCGCATGTGCAATTTGCAAACATACATGCTCTTCTGGAAGAAAACTTGCTGTAGATCATTGCCATTCTACTGGAAGAGTAAGGGGTCTTCTTTGTTCTAATTGCAATAGGGGAATCGGCCATCTTCAAGATTCAGTCGCTATTCTCAAAAGCGCAGTTGAATACTTATCAAAAGTTACTACATGCTGATGGTAAATGACTTATACCACCGCTAGATAGTAAGGTGGTTCAGAACGATACACTTGCCCAGTTTATCGTTCATGATAATTACAGCGTTCACGATTGCATGAACATCGTGTCCTTATGAACAGGACACATTTATCACAATCTGTCCTTCCAAAAAGGCCATGTCGCTGATCGTCAACACCAGCACAATGTCAACGATACGCTACATTATCGGCAATTCTGTAGCAGGATGGCAACAATGCTTTCTGTTAATAAAACGACCGCATTTTTTTAACAGATTGGCTACCCCGCATGGACTCGAACCATGACGAACAGAGTCAAAGTCTGTTGTGCTACCATTACACTACAGGGTATTGCTGATGCCGCCCACAAGGTTTCCCCACCCCGCGAGCGACATCGTAACAGGGTTCCACACTTGTGGATCTGCTTAATCAGACATATCAACGAACGAAAGTTCGTCAACAATAGATTGCAAGCTCTTCACCCGCTGGCGAGGCTCTGGCTTCTTCTCGTTCATCGTAGCCACCGCGCCTCCACGCAGGCGCATCAGGTAGACCAGCAATGACAGGGAATCCAGCGCGTCCGGCGACTTGCTGCGGGTACGCTTGCAATACTCTCCCTTGCTCTCCACCCTGACGAGACCCTTGCCCTTTTGCTTGTACCTCCGGCCTGTGGCTTGCCGGATTAACTCCTCGTTGCGGAAGCTAGGGCTGATCTTCAGGTACTCAAACTCTAGGTACTTCGCCAGACCGAATAGCAATTCAGTAACGACCCCGTTGTATAGCTCGTTAGCCTTCTGGCTGTCGTCGCCAAGGATGTGATGCTCGCTCGCCGCCCATGAGTAGTTCACGCCCATGACCTCGTTGCCAAAGAGCGTGCAAAGGCTGTCATGGATGCCTGCACCGTTTCCTGTACGATCCACGCAGATCCAGTTCGGCCCGATCTTCATCTGGTTGGCGAACTTGATGATCGCCTGCGTCTGCTCAAGCGTAGCTTTCTTGGGGAACGGGATCTGGGAGTCAAGCTGCAAGACCACCCTTGGCTTCGGGAATTCAATGAACTTGCCGGATTGCGGTGTCCAGCCGTCAGAAAGCCCAAAACGGCCATAGGAACACATTACTTGGTCATTACCCTCCAGAGCCAAGTCAAACGCCGCCAGCGGCACTACAGGCCCGATAAAACGCACATTACCGATGC